GGTCTAAGAAACTCTTAGAGGCTTGCAGGGAACTACCCTGCGGGCTCTGTGGTGTCGAGGATGGAACGGTTGTCGCGGCTCACTCTAATCAACAGAAAGACGGAAAAGGAACGGGTATCAAGGCGCATGACTTTAGGGTCGCTGCGCTCTGCTACAGATGTCACATGCAGATAGATCAGGGAGGCGCAGGGAAAGAAGAGAAAAGGCAAGCGTGGGAAGAAGCCCACAGAAAGACGATTGGTTGGTTATTTGAAAAAGGAATCTTAGATGTCATCAGTAAATAAAGTGATCTTGATTGGTAACGTAGGCAAAGACCCTGAGTGCAGATATACAGAAGCAGGAACGGCTCTAGCGAATCTCACTCTTGCGACAACTAATCGCTGGAAGAACAAACAAGGTGAGCCGCAAGAAGAAACCGAGTGGCATCGTGTTGTTGCTTATGGAAAGTTAGCCGAGATCATCGAGAAGTACGTCCAAAAAGGTAAGCCGTTGTACATAGAAGGTCGTTTACAGACCCGGAAGTGGACAGACAAACAAGGAGTCGACAGATACACCACTGAGATTATTGCTGAGAGCCTACAGATGCTCGGACAAAAAGGTCGAAAAGACGACGATGACGAGATCGCATTCTGATGGAACAGGGAACCGAGGAGTGGAGGCTTGCACGGTTGGGGAAGGTGACAGCTTCCCGCGTCTCAGATGCGCGAGCTAAAAAAGGAACGGCTACACGAGCGAACTACATCGCAGACATCCTTGCTGAAAGACTGACAGGGACCGTAGCCGAGACATTTACGAACAGTTATATGGAATGGGGAACATTAAATGAGCCTTTAGCAAGAGCCGCGTATCAAATAAAGACGGGTCGCTGGGTAGAACAGATCGCCATCGTCGACCACCCGACAATCCCTAACTTTGCTGCAAGCCCTGATGGTCTAGTCGAGGATGGGCTTATAGAAATAAAGTGTCCTAAGACCTCGACGCATATCTCTTATCTAACAGCGGGTGAAGTGCCTACAACTTACAAGAATCAGATGATGGCACAGATGGCTTGTACGGGTCGTAGGTGGGTCGATTTCGTTTCCTTTGACCCTAGACTGCCCGAAAGACTACAGCTCTTTGTGGTGCGTTTTGAGCCGCCTGAGGATGATATTAAGAACCTAGAAACGGACGTTGTTAATTTTTTGACTGAAGTAGATAATCTAATGGAGAAGCTATGAACTGGAAGGAACTCATTGAAAGCCAACGATCCCCTAGAACCTTTAGACCTGTCGAGGAGATCTGGCGCGAACACGGCTGGAGACCTCCCTCCACAGAATGCCCAGACACGATTGAAAAGCACCGAGCTTTTAGAGCGTGGTCAATGGCTGGAGATCATCAAAGCGGTGAAGTCCAGTGATAGATCGGAAATTACGCAGGCTTATGAAAAAGCTATGCCGTATGTCGTTGCGGATTGGGCTCACTGGCTTTTATCGAAGCCTCGTCCGCAAAGGCTCCCTCTTATAGAAAAGATCGCAAAACACCACGGGGACGCAGTGGGTGAGATGGTGAAAGAAGCACTCACCCGCTTGCATAAAGAGAAGATTCAGCGACGCGACGCTTAACCAAACCGGGAAGAACTTTGCCACCTCCCTTTGTCCACATCATAAAAGCCTTAGCTGCTCCCTCGTAATCACCGCGGTCATTCTTCATTCTGATCGTAGAGCGCTGGTAATTTCCTAAGCCAGCGTTGTACGCAAAACTGACAATAGCGTCGAACCTTGACTGACTGCTAGCCAGATTAGGAGACATTCTAAGAACACCGCGCTCGAAATATTGCAGATCGCTCTCAAAAAGGCTATCGACCTCCGCTTGCGTCCAGTTTCGACTATCGCCGGGACTGATTGCGTATTCCTTCCTAAGAATGCCTGTGTAGCCGTTTTTACGCTCATTAGGGAGCCTTATCTGATCTTGATATAGGACATGACCATATCCCACTGTCCAGAGGCTTGCAGGGCATAAATAAGGCCTTAGACGGCATCCCTCGAACCTGTGCATCAGGTCGATGCCAGCTTGCCCTGTTTTCATTTCTTCCAGCTGCGCGACCCGAACCAAAAACCTATGATGCCGCCTAGCATTGCCATTTCATCATCACTAAAAATGATCTCCGCGACCTTGATGAGATCCTCCATCGACTGCACTAAATGGGGATGCTGCCAGACGTAATAAGCAAGAACTGCATTCACCGCAATAAGCTCAAGAATTAGTAAGTAAGTGACATTGGGTCTGACTGTGCCGATGTAATTAACAACCCATTTACTTGATTTCTCAATGATCTGTTTGTCATGATCCAGTGCAGCCACAGTCATTTGTGCATCAGTCTGCATTGCTATCTGATCGGTTCTTATTTCCTCGATTCTTTGTTGAGCAAGAAAACCTTCTTTTGCTAAGGCAAGCTCGCGCTCAGATTGAACTCTTGCAAGCTCAAGCTCGTGCGCTTGATCGGCTTTATTCTGGAAATAGTCAAGAAGTTTCGGGAGGCCGGAGATTAAAAGACCGCCGAGGGTCGATAAAAGTGAAAGCATAACTACCCCTTAGCGGTTACAACATCAGCACCTTTTTTGACAGTAACTTTAGATCCTTCAACATCAACTTGCATGGGTTGCTCTGCGCGATCTAACTTATCAAGACGGTGAATCAAGTCTTTAATAACTTCAAACTCAGGCTTTTCTTGTTTGGCAGCAGTTCCTGCAATGCCGTTCAGCATCTGTATAAGTGCAGTAAGTGAAGCGCCCAAAAGACCCATTACCGCAGCGATCTTCTCGCCCTCTAAGAACAGGGATGCTCCAACACCGACAAGCACGATCAGGAAAATGTAGAGAAGCCCATCTTCGCCAATCGCTTTGCCTGCGACTTCTTTGGCAGAATCTTGAGCCTTTAGCTCTTCTAGCTTGATTCTGGCTTGAGCTTTAAGCAGTGCCAACTCATGAGATTTATCGTCCATTACTTGTCGGCTTTGCCATCTAGCTTGTCAAAGATCTTGCCGAGCATAAATTTAATCTCGTGAATATCGGTCTCGTAATCCTTCTTAAGGACATAATCGTGAGGCAAATTCTTTTCGATGTCACGAAGATCGCGTTGCATTTCTTTTACAGCCTCCCAAACAACTCGGAAGATCCACCCGAACGCCGCTGAGATTGCGCCGAATAAGATGTTAATGAGAGTCTGGCTGTCCATAATATTCAAGATTCCTGATAAGCCGTTCATCATCTGGAGACAGCCTGACTGCCTCCGCTCCGTGTCTTATCGCTTCTTCTCTCAGGCCTAAATTGTAAGCAGAAATAGCCGCTAAGTCATGAGGCTTAGATCCCCACACTTCTGGGTCACAAGTGTAAACAAGTTCTTTACTTTTAATCTCTAAAGCCATTGTCGCTGCGTGATGGCATTCCTTCCACATTGATTTTCGGTAATACGACATCGCCGCATCTACCCACGGCTCTCTGGTTCCCGGAGCCTCAGCGATAGCCATACGAAACCACTTGAGAGCCTCCCAGTGATTTCCTTTCTCATCGTGAGCCTTCCCTAGGAGCCGCATCGCATAACACCGCTCGTTAGGCCAATCAGCTCGAGGGTTGTTTAGGTAAGTATGCAGAGCCTCTATTGATTCGTCCCAAAGGTTATAAAAGGTCAGTTCTCTGGCAAAGTAGAAAGCATTTCTAGGACAGCTCGGATCTTCTTTAACAGCCATTCTAAGGAGATCAAGATACTGACCGCGTGACTTAGTAGGATCTGGATGATGAGAGACTAAGAGTTTGTCAGTATGTGCATAGACCTCTTGAATGCGAAGGTCAGGCCGTGGGTATTCATGAATAGCGTGATGGAACCTGTAGCCTTTTTTTGCGAAGATCTTTTCGTAGTAAAAACAAATGCCTTGACCCCAATCGAACTTGTACCTAAGTCTAGTAGTCTCTGGAGTCCAAACACGCTCGATCTCTTCCCGCCAGCCGGGTTCTAAGACTTCATCTAAATCTAGCGAAATGATGACATCTACATCAGCGGGGACTAGAGCTAAGGCAGCGTTTCTTGCTAGGTCAAATCGCCACGGGGTGATTGAGATGTCATAAACAGTGATGCCGCACTCTCTAGCAATATCAGCGGTTCCGTCTGTTGATCCGGTATCGGCAAGAATAATTAAGTCAGCATCTTTGGCCGACTCGTAAAAACGCTTTACAAACTGAGCTTCGTTTTTTGATATTGCGTTAACGCAAATCTTCATGTCGTGTCCTATCAGAATGGATTAAAGGTCGAAACCGTTACTCCGTTGTTTGTAAGTGTATTAGGAGAACTTGAGTTATCTACAATTGTTGCAGATTGACAAGTAAGCAGTCTTGTATTCGCGTCGTTCGTTAGCGGTGACGTGGGAACCGGAGCCGATGAAACGCCAACTCCAATTCTATAACGGAGATTGCTGATATAAGCATTTGCCGGAGTTGTTAAAACGTTCCGTCTTATGCCTATTGTTGTGTCGTATAAAGACGGATCAGAAAAATTATTGGTTACGGTTGCGGCAGTGGCAGCAGTTCCGTTTATAAAAAATTGAGAATCATTTGATGCCGTCGATCTGCGAGAAAAGCAAACATAATTCCAAACGCCGCTACTAATTGCAACACTTGAAACATATGTCGATGATTCTTTTATGAGTCTAGGAACGCCCGTACCGTCAATGGCTATTTCAAATCCACCTGTAAGCCCAGAAATGTAGCCGCAACTAAATATTGATTGATAGGTCGCAGAATTTGGATAAATGAAAAACTCAATAGTGAATGCAGAAGCTCCCGGCGCAAGATTAGAGCTTGCAGGCATAGATATGTAATCCGTTTGCGAACTTACAAAAAGATTACTGTAATAAACCGGAAGCCCTCTAGGAGCGAATCCAGTTTTTGATGCAGCGCCAATGGAAGAAATGACCGGCATTACGCAAACCTTGATTGGCTTGCAAGCACTGTGAATGTGGCATTCGCCGTTTTAATCACGGTGTATGTATAAACATCAATGCCGTTTGCATTGCCAGCAGAAGGAGCAGAACCGCCAAACCATTCGACTGTTGCCGCAGCGCCGTCGACGGTCACTGATGAATTATAGTAAGCGGGAGATCCTTGAGTCGACAAGAACGCAAGCGTGATGCTTTGTCCTGTAGCCATCAACGAGTTTAATGTCGTTGTTGAGTTTCCTCGGATGTTTACAGTAAAGTTTCCAGAAGCCGCAGTGGTGTAGTACAAGACCGACTGAGTGGCTAATTCAAAATTGATCGTACCGGATGAAGGAGTAGCAGAGATCGTAACCTTCTCTAGCGCCGCTGATAAGGTAGTCTGAACAACACCATTGACAACACCTAAGGCTAACGTGTTGACGTTATCGGCTGTGATTTTAGTAGTCATGCTTCCACCCAACTCGTCGTTGCTTCATCCCACTGATACATCTTTCCATCAGTCGGCATCGCTACAGGAGCCTCCCACTGTGCATCAGCGTTTAAGAGCCAGCTAGCAAAGGGCTTAGGTGGAACAAACGCGTCAATGTCTGCTCGGTAGGTATAACCAATGCCTGCGTAGTTTTTACGCATGTTGCCGTTGTAGCTTGTCTGCTTCCATACGCCACCGAGAATCTTCTCTAGGTGCGCTGCGCCGATGTGTTCTTTCTCAACGCCAAACGCATCTGCCGTGTCTTTATTGTCAACAACGACAACCTGCTGCACGACACCGTTTTCATCTATTTTTGCAAAGTGAGCCATTACGCCTCCAACTTCAATCCGGTTAAATCCATCTCTTCCCCGACAACACCCACGGGAAAGGTGTTAAACGATAATGAGATTCGTGTGTCTTCGCCTTTGACCTCTGGAACCATGTGCGTGAGTGACGAAGGAAACAAAATCAGCCTGCCTGCATACGCCTCGAACCACCAGCTCTCAGAGTTATACGGATTCCATTGGTCAGGCGGGAATTTGATCTGCTGCCAACCGTCTTTGTAGAAATAAATCCTGTCATCAGGGTTGGTCTGCACATAGAACACGCCGCTGATGTAGCTATTAGGATGTGCGTGTTTATGATGATACTGACCTTGCTCGCTGTAATTACACCAACTCTGAGTCACTCTTAAAGATACATTGTGCTTAGGATTGACTGTGGATTTAAAGTAATCAGCAACTGAATCTTCTATAAAAGAACGGAGGTTTGTCAGTACAGGGTCACGCAGCACAAAGTTATTTGTTGATGTCGTGTTGCCCATGTTCGGTCTTGTCTCTAACTCACGGATGAAGAACAACTCTTCATCAGACAAGGGTCTGCCTAACTCAGCAAAACCTACGGGTATGGGAAAGAGATTATGCAATTGCATCTTCAATTTCCTTTTGTTTAATACCCATTTCTTCTAACTGTTCAGGTAGCCAGATCGTAGGAATTGAATCTTCAAACTCTCTGATCTTGTCTATCACCCAATAGACTTCTTCAATGCTCGGACAGGGACGAGGATCATCCCAGCGTGTAAAGACGTTATTAGAGATTTCCCACTTTGCACCGGGACGAAGTAGGTGCATGGCTGTGTCTATGCCTAGGAATTTATAAACTTTTGTAGTCATGTTATTGATTGATTTTGATGATTACGATACCGGAGCCTCCGGCAGAACCACTTGCGTTATACCCTCCACCAGCACCGCCACCAGAAAAAGCAGTTCCGGGATTCCCAGAGCTAGGATTGGTGCTAGCCCCAGCACCACCGCCGCCATTGCCACCGCTCCCGCCGGTTCCTAAAGCTCCGCCACCGCCACCGCCTGAAAAATAAACAGAACCTGAAACAACTTGCCCAACTCCTAATGATGTTGCTTGAGTAGAATTAATAATTGTTGTTACTGAACCAACTCCTCCTGCACCACCAGTTGTTCCATTTGGAGCGGAGCCACCGCTTGCTGAAGAACCACCTCCGCCACCACCGCCAAAATTAGGGGCAGAATTTCCAGATCCGCCATTGTAACCTTGTCTAGTTCCTGAAATAAATGACGATCCCGGATAAATTCCAGCTCCACCAGAACCAGCAGCTGTGCCAGGATTGCTAACACTTCCACCGCCGCCAGAGCTTCCGTTTTTACCATTATGATTTGGCGATGATGTATACCCACCACCACCACCACCGCCAAAAGCATTGATACCACTAAGAGAACCTGTGATGGTTGTACTAGAAACTGTTTGGCTTACGTTAACTGTGTAAGTGCCAGCCCCACCTGTTCCAGTGCCGTAAGCAGTAATAATCGTCCCTGATGCAACACCAGTCCCTGATAATGCCATCCCTGCGTAGAAAGTATTAGTAACCGTACCGCCTACAGTTAATGTCGTTCCAGAAATAGATGATGCTGTTCCTGATGCGTTAGATATTGATGGGTCGTTTGAAAACCCTGTTCCGGATATAGAAGAGTTCATGCCTGTAATACCACTAGAAGCTGCTCCTCCAGCAGCCCCTCCACCACCGACAATAATTGAATAATCAGAACCGGCTGTTACACTGACTCCTGAAGCTGTTCTAAAACCCCCCGCTCCACCTGCGCCTAATGAACCGCTACCACCCCCACCACCAACCACAAGGTAATCAACACTAGTCACACCAGTAGGACATTTCCACGTGGTAGTGCCTTTAAATACAAAGACTGTTTGGCTAGGTACGGTGTACTTGAGGATGACAATGCCGGAGCCGCCTGCACCGCCTGTTGCAGTACCGGCAGCGCCACCACCGCCACCTCCCGTGTTAGGTGCACCAGCAGTTCCGGCCCCTGAATTAGACGCATCACCGCCACCTCCTTTATCTGCTGTAGTTGACGTCCCGCCACCCAATCCAGCAGTGCCACCAAATACAGCAGACCCGCCACCACCGCCAGCGTAACTTACAGATGTCCCTGTAATGGATGAAAAAGAAGCCGTACCTCCTGCGCCGCCTGTGGTTGTTGTTCCATTACCACCAGCACCACCGCCGCCACCGCCACCGCCAGCACCATAATTAGGAGGTCCAGCTCCAACGCCACTACCTCCGTTATTTCCTTGAGAAGGACTTGTTGATGGTGTATTGCCAGTTCCTCCAGAAAAAATAGTAACTCCGTTTACACCAGCCCCTCCTCCCGAACCACCGTTTTTTCCGGCTAATCCACTTGGGGTGTCGCCACCTGCGCCGCCGCCGTTAGAGGTAACTGTACTAAAAACACTATTTTGACCATTTGTAGCAGCCGCCCCTCCTGCGCCTATGGTTATGGTGTAATCCGTGCCTGCTGTAACCGAAAACCCTGAAGCAACCCTAAACCCTCCGGCTCCTCCACCACCGCCGTTATAAGAACTTCCAACCGCGCTTCCACCTCCACCACCACCAGCGACAACCAAATACTCAACCTCTGTAACACCAGTAGGGCATGTCCACGTTGAGGTAGCCGTAAAGGTTTGGATGACGGTGTAGCTTTGAAAAGGCCAGATTCCTTGTCGCTGAGCAATAAACTGCTCCATAAGCGACCAGACACCTTTGGCTGAGGATGTAGTCGGTATGTTTGCTGGGCCTATGACCCCACCGTTACCTCGCGGCATTAGCTTATCTCCTCATAAGAGATAACAATCTGAAGATCACTTGCGCTGCCAGCCGTTGCTCCAATACTCCGATCTTCTTCAACGTAGATATAAGCATCCTTGTCGATCACTACTAAAGTCGCGTCAGCAGGAACCGCTACTGTTGAGCAGATTGCTGTAGCTGTTCCACCTAGTGCAGCAGCAGAGTAGTAATTAATCGTGATGTCAGCGTTTGCCGTTCCGTCTATGTTGGCAACGTAAAGACTGTTGATCTTTAGCACCTTGCCAGAGCTTGCAGCGTTACTAAGCACAGACGTTGCTGAGGTCGTTGTAAGGTTCACGGTTGCACTCTTGCCCGTGATCGTCGTCGGTGAAACTAAATTAGGTGCTGCCATTTTTTATCCCCAAATCATTGCAGTCATGATGCCACCAGAAGCACCGCCGCCGCCACCCGGAACGTTTACAGTCACAGCCGAGCCGACTGCTGTGGCTGTTACACCAGAGCCGGTGAAGTTGAAAGAAGTAGCGCTTGCGGTAATGGAAGTGCCTTCATCTAACACGGCTATAGAGGCTGCACCAGAAGCCCCGGTAGGGCCTGTTGCGCCGGTCGGCCCGGGCACTGTCGAGGCATCACCCGTGGGCCCCGTTGGGCCGTTCGCCCCTGCGGCCCCAGTCGGTCCGGTCGGGCCGGGGATCGTACTGGCAGCACCCTGAGCGCCGGTGGGCCCCGTTGGTCCGCTGCCCGAAGGGCCTGTCGCACCGGTCGGTCCTTGATAGCCGTCGAGCACTCGGATATTGATCGCAACACCAGAGGATGGAGCCGTAACGAAGATGACGTTAGCACCAGAAACCGTGTAATCGGTTGTCGGTGTCTGACTAATACCATTCAACAAAACAAGAATGGATGTGACCGTGATTCCCGCCACGGCAGCGTAAGTCGTTGTGGTTCCGTCGCCCGTATAGGAGTAAGTCTGAAAACCCGTTCCAATTGCAGACGCAGGGCCTGTGGGACCCGTTGGCCCGATATTCCCTTGTGCGCCCTGACTGCCGGTGGGCCCTGTTGGACCGGCCACCGTACTAGCAGCCCCTGTTGGGCCAACATCCCCCTGTGCCCCGGTGGGCCCCGTCGGTCCGGCAACGGTACTTGCAGCGCCTGTAGGGCCGGTTGGCCCAACCCCCGCGGAGACGTTTACTGTAACCGCATCACCAACGGACGTAGCCGTGACACCAGATCCTGTGAAATTAAAGGATGTAACGCTTGCTGTTAGCTGAGTGCCTTCGTCTGAGACTGAGATGGCACTGCCACCACCCCCAGCAGGCCCTGTGGGCCCCGTAGCCCCAGTCGGTCCAGTATTCCCTTGAGCACCGGTCGGTCCGGCCACAGTGCTTGCCGCCCCAGTTGGGCCGGTGTTGCCCTGAGCGCCGGTTGGACCCGGAACCGTAGAAGCCGCTCCGGTGGGGCCCGTGGGTCCGGTCGCCCCGGTGCCGCCAGTGATCGAAACTGTGACAGCATCACCGACTGCCGTTGCAGTGACTCCTGAGCCTACAAAGTCAAACGATGTGACATTCGTAGTAAGCGTCGCGCCTTCTTCCTTAACCGTGATTGCGCTTCCGCCTCCGGCAGGCCCGGTCGGGCCCGTCGGCCCGGGAACCGTAGATGCAGCGCCAGTGGGGCCAATATTTCCCTGAGCACCCGTAGCCCCAGTGGGTCCGGGCACTGTGCTTGCTGCGCCCGTCTCACCGGTGGGCCCCGTTGGGCCAGCCACCGTGGATGCCGCCCCGGTGGGGCCTGTGCTTCCAGTGGCTCCCGCTACCCCTTGAGCGCCGGTTGGACCGGTCGGGCCGACAATCTGCCCGGAATCGCCCCACGCAGATCCGCTCCACACATAAAGATGACCGTTAGAAAGAACAATATAAGCATCGCCGGGAGTGTTGCCAGACGAAGGCAGATCACCAACTGTGGCAACCGTTCCCTTGATCGTGATGCCAGCCCCTTGTGCGCCGGTGGGGCCCGTCGCCCCGGTTGGCCCGGGAACTGTGCTCGGTAAGCCCGTGGGCCCCGTTGGTCCGCCCGCTGCACCGGCAGGCCCGGTCGGGCCGATAACGCCCTGATCTACAACAAGGACGATCTGATTTGCGCCAGTAACTGTCGTACTCAATTTGTGACTCCATCAGATCTGACAAGGAATAACAAGAAGATGATGAGATCCTGCGCCGGAGTTGATCCGCTTGCGGGAATAGCGATTTTGATGTTCCCAGAGAACCCAACCGGGTTGTTTGCGTTTATGTCGAGCTGAACATCCGTCGACATGACCGACCACGCCGACTCATCAATCACCAGTGTGAAGGAGCCGTTAGACAGGTCTTGATTAGTAATGGTCAGATTGACCGGTGAGGGTTCTGGAGTGTAATCGGCTATGTCGAATGTGAGACCGTAGCGCGAGTCTCTAACATTGGAAAGCTGCCGACGTAGGATCTGGCTCGTAACCGTAGAACCAAATAAATTTCTGGGTGTGCCGTCGAAGTTATTGAGAGTTAGATTCCAATACGTCCGCTGGTTGTAAACCAGTTCACCGGCAATGATTTGATTGTCAAAACCGCTGACCTGCGTCAGGGTATTTTTTGAAAAGACGGCCACGTTTCCCTCTACTCGGTAAGTGACGTTCGCTAGGCACTCCCAGCAGAACGATGGGCTGTCGTGTTTTTTATTATTTTATGCGGGATTCTCCAACTCCGCAATGCGCCGCTTCAAGTCTTGAATTTCCTTGAGCAGAGGAACAATCAACTTTGAATAATTGATGCCTCTCAAAACCTTTTCGCCATTTATGATGTCGTAGTAACAAATCTCTGAATTGACGGTCTCGGCATCTTCAGCAATCAAACCGTAAGATAAATCACCGTCTTTTTGGTCGGTGAGGTTCCCTTCCCTATCTCTTGCTCGGTAGTAAAACGAAACCGGCTGAAGATCATAAATCCATTGAGCATTTGCAAGTGGCTGAATATCTGTTTTGGTCTCTCTCAGAGAACTGACATAGCCGATCAATCCAGTGTTATCAACGTAAACATCTCGATTAGTTCCTCCGACTGTCGCGGAGTAAACGCCGGGAACCACAGCATTGCCAGACGATGTAAGCGTCAGGTAAGCAGTGCCAGAGTTGATGCTCGCGCCCGTTCCGATAACCACGCCGCCATCGACTACATCAGAGATGTTAGCCGCAATAAAGTATTGCTTAACGTCTCCAGCAGATCTTAAAAGAACTTCAGGAATGCCCTTTTGCAGTTTGAGATCGCCTTTAGCGAGCAAGGTAGATCCGTTCCACGTTAGGTTTGCCGAACCGTCAAAAGTATTAGATGTGTTGTATTGGATGCTTGTGGTTACGCCTCCGGGTGTTGCATTCGCCCCCGTCGGGCCTGTCGGGCCGCCCGCTCCAGTAGGGCCGGGAACCGTTGACGCTGCTCCGGTGGGCCCCGTCGGGCCGACATTCCCTTGACTGCCCGTAGGCCCGGTCGGACCGGCAATTCCCTGAGCACCGGTGGGTCCAACATTGCCCTGTGCGCCTGTGGGCCCGGTTGGGCCGACACTCCCCGCAGCGCCCGTTGGCCCAACATTTCCTTGAGCGCCAGTGGGGCCCGTCGGTCCGGGCACAGTAGATGACGCACCCGTGGGCCCTGTTGGACCGGCAATCGAGGAAGCCGCGCCCGTGGGCCCTGTTGGCCCCGGTACGGTGGAGGCAGCGCCGGTGGGGCCTGTATTCCCCTGAGCCCCGGTCGGGCCGGTATTCCCTTGAATGCCTTGTGCTCCGGTGGGCCCTGTCGGACCGGCAACCCCGGTGGGGCCGGTCGCTCCCTGCAAGCCTTGCGCCCCGGTGGGGCCCGTTGCCCCGACGTTACCCTGCGCTCCGGTGGGGCCCGTGGCTCCCTGAATGCCTGTGGGCCCCGTTGGGCCGGGAACCGTGGAAGATGCCCCGGTAGCGCCGGTCGGGCCGATATTGCCTTGCACTCCGGTGGGCCCCGTTGGGCCCGGAACCGTTGAGGCAGGCCCTGTGGGCCCAGTCACCGAGGCTCCCGTGGGCCCCGTTGGGCCGGGTACTGTGGATGAGGCTCCCGTAGCGCCCGTGGGCCCTGTTGGTCCGCTTCCCGCGCCGGTGGGTCCAATCGGGCCCGTCGGTCCGGTCGGACCGCCCGCAGGCCCTGTGGGGCCCGTCGCTCCGTCTCGGATACTTGAAATCACCATTGAGTTTGTAGCCGAACAACCACCTTGACTTGCAGTCACCGAGACTGTTTTTGCAGTGCTAGGCGAGAAAGCAGACAGAACAAAAGTATTGGTTGTGGAAGCCTGTAAAACGCCGTCTACACGCCACTGCCACGTTGGGCTTGTAAAGGTACTTGTCGCTGTAAACGTGATCGTAGAGGGCGATACAACACCAGCAGAGGACGTTATAAATTGAACAGCAGTTGAACTAAGACTTACAGTTCTAACGCTTGTGTCCCATACCACTGCGGAGGATGTTGCGCTAACAGAAGAAGCTGATCCGTTGCTAGCGATGACTCGAAAATAATAAGTGCCGGATGGAAGCGTTAGGTCTGTAAAGACCTGTGAAACCAATGGAGTGTAAGGACTGCCATCAATTGTGTTGGTTGTCTTGATTAGGTTCCAATCCGATGAGGATGGAGTCGCAACCGTCGTGTAGTACAGCGACATCAACAACACTCGACCGGTAGCCGGAACATTAGCAACCATGCTAAATACCGGAGGATCAGCACAGGGAGCGGGTGCATACGGTGGCACGTTGTAGAGCCACGGTGTCCCCGGAGTCGAGATGTACTGAGAAGAAGGGATGCCAGATGCCGGAGCTTGTGTGTATTGGCTGATTGATCCCGCAGTCGGATCTGCGTAAACGGTTGCCGAGTATTCCGTAAGTTCTAGTGCCGCGCCGAGGTTGCCATCTGGTGTCGTAGCCTCGTTGACTTTCATGACTCGGAAGAGTTTGTTAGTCCATCCGTAGTCTGAGTTTGTAATGTCTACAACATCACCCGCATCAACCTGAATCGCAGGGTAAGCCGCAGTAATCGAAACTAATAAGTCCTCTCTGCTCTGCAAAAGCCGACGATTGGCAAGATACTTAACTTGCACCGAATCGTTGGTCATCTCTAGTCGATAAGTCTCTTTGTTCCTCGGCTCGTTGGCATAAAGAGAACCGGCTGGAAGCTCTGCAAATACGATGTCTGGCTGATCTCGCGCTTCTTTACTTGCGAAGTCAATCTCAATCTGGTTGATTTGTTGGTTGATGTCGGTGGTGCTAACCCGAATGTCACCGATTAGATTTGTGTCGTTAAAGGAGAAGCTAGAAGCCTCGGCTTTATTGACGACAATCGACCACTGACCAGAGGCAGCGTTGTAGGTCATCCAACTGTCGCAAGCCTCGATAATTTGCTCGACGTTCTCTAAGATTGGTCGAGCCGTATCAACAACACCGTTGATCCTATATCTCGCTTGACTGCTCGTGCCTCCAGATGAGTTCGTGTAAGAAATGAGCGTATCTGAGTAAGTGTTAAGCGTTGCCGCGCTGGCAGAATCGACTAAACCCGTCATGCCTGCGCCGTAACGTGTGTCGGTCATGTAGTCGTACCAGACATCCCCGGGCTTAGCTGCGCCGGTTCCGTTTAGATACTGAGAACACTTGAAAGTAAGAGGCTGCAAACCAGTTAGTCCGGCATCCCTGTTATAAGTCATCCTCACAATGGCAAATGCCAAACCGTTCATTCTTCTTCCGGTGGAAGGCCATTGCAAAGCAGGATCAATACCCGCCGGTTCAGAAGGCCCCATTACATCCCACGGATAACTTAGCGAATTAACCCTTGTGATATTTCCAGAGTTATCAGATGTATATAAATAAATCTGAAATCTATTGTCAGCCGCCACTGCGTCATCTATGTTTCCATTGCCATCAACAAGACTTTCGACATTTGGACTTGAAGATGATTGAAAATTTACTTGCCGGTCACCGTACCAAAAATCTGTCGTGTCAAAAGAAAACTGTCCGTTATTGCTAATACTAGAGATTGCAAGAACATAAAACATTACCTTTTGATCGGTAGACAACACCGCATCGACAAAGGTTCCGCCGAGATAAGCATCTCCGTACACAATCGGCACAGAATAATTAGCCGCTGGAGGAAGTTGTTGTCTTACACCCGCATCCTGAGCATTTGAGCTTTTATTTCCGAAGGCCTTAGAGACAACGACAGAGGTTGCAAACCGAATCGCCGCGGTTGCGGCCATAGCGCCCAAACTGCTCGCAGCGAATACACCCGCTTCTACAAGTCCCGCGACAATAATGGATGCTGGCATGATCTACTCTCGAAAGAATGTGGCTTGCAAAGGTCTGTATTTATATTTTGTATAGTCAATCTCAGGGCTGGACGGCATTAGGCTTGTACACACAATGTCTATCTTTTTTTGATCGAGAAGGTTTTGAGCAAGCTGGTTAAACCTTAACCAAAGTCGACCTCCGACGCTTGTGCTTCGGTATTCAGGCATGACCCACCACGCCACTTCGTGAAGCTCTCGTATGTATCGGTTCCAGAAGTTCCTTGAGACATAAGCCGCAAGAAATCCTCTCAGGTTATCGTCGACAAGCACAAAGCCTCTGCCGTTCATCATTTGATCGAACAAGTTTTTCACTTGATCTTCGTTCTGTTTTTCTTGCAGTGCTTTTACGCCTGCCTCTTTTGCGTACTCTTTCATCATCTCTAACAGATGGGGCATGTCGTATTTTGTTGCGTATCTCATAAACCACCACCTGATGTGTCCACTTCGACTGACGATCCAGCATTGGGATCTGATAGTCCTCCAGACTGAGGGGGAGCGCCGAAGTCAAAGTATTGCCCGGTGATTGCGTCGACTCGATCCATACTCGCATCGGATGGATAAATTGCTCGCCATGTATTCTGGTTTGTCCTGATGCCAGAGATTTTATTTTCTAAGATGGTTCTGAACGAAGCGCAAGAGATTGAGCAGCTGACCGTTCTTGATCGGTTCTCTTGATCGAAATCCTCACTCAAACTGACACTGTTCACAATCCCCTGATAACGCTTGAAGAACTGCGTTGTAGGGCTTGTGATGATCTGGTAATTAGAGTCGAAGAATCCCCTCCAGATCTCGACCGTTGAGCCTTTTATATTGTTGGCAAGAATGAGAGAAACGTTGGTCGGGTCAATCCCTATCAGACTAATAATCATGTCATCAGAGGTCGCTTTCAGATCTCTCTGCACATCGCCGACAGAAAGAAGGCTTCCCAATCCGGTAAACGTGATCCCAGAAACAGTGATAGATGCTGCTGCACTGCAAAAGGTGTAAGTGTTAGTGCTAGTGACCAACCTTACGAATTCTGAATGCGTGATTGACGCTGAGGAAAGCGCCGCTATAGCTGTGCTCATTGGACGTTTTCCCTGAAAACAAAGTCGTTATCCCAATCGACAAATGCGCCGCTTGTCATTGGTCTTAGAGTGTAAGTCGGGCATGTCTCAGCCACAACATTAAACGTGCAGGCAGCGCCTACAGCCGTCAAAGTTCCGGTGGATGGAGTTCCTATCACTGGTCGGTGTAATGTAACGCTAACGGTCGATCCTGAGCCTCTCAAGACCTGTGCTGTGACTTTATATGGATAGTTTCCGATCTGAAGGAAGTCTCCCGCAGCGAATACAACTGTCGAGGATGCAACCGCAGGAAGATTGCCGACTGAGATCGTTGTCGCGTTAGGAGCAGGAACGCTCGCAAGCGTTAACGCCGAGGCTTGTCCTGAAGTGAGACCACCTTTGTATTCCGTGAACCATTGAAGCGTTGTAGTGTTAAACGTGATGTTCGCCGCGGTTTGCCGGTCTAAGTTATCAATCGTCTGGATAACATCCCGGACTTGAGGATAGTAAAGATAAGAGTGAGGTTTGACTGTAAACACCCACGGAACTGCTGTGACATACAGAGCCGTTCTAACTTGTCCAGAGCGTGAGTATTGCTGCCCAACCATCCTTCGGTTATTAACCGTGATGCTTTGCGAAATGTCTAGAATGGTCTGGAAGCTCATGTTCTACCTCGGACGCTTAATGATTTGTTGGCGTATTGATTCGCCGCCCACACAGCCTTAGAACTGCCTAAAAGCCGATCCTCAAAAGACTTTACGTCGATAGCTTGAATGTTGTAGTTGACAACCGTTGAGCCAGCTTGAGCCATCATGCCGTTAGGAACGATTGTTCCGCTTGCTCTAGGAACAAAAAGCTCAGGGCCTTTTTCCCCTACGATATAAGGCTCTCCAGATGTTACAGGGCCTCCATTTGCTCGAAACATATTGAAAAAACTGCTCAACATACCCGCGCTAGCATCTGATTTAGGAAAGATTGCGTCAAACAAATTATTGAGTGATCGTGAGGCGAATTTTTGCAACAGACTAGAAAGCACATTCTTAAACGCATCAGTTGCCTTACGGCCAGAACCAAACGCACCAACAATCTCAGCGCCTAAGCTCTTGAACCCATCCCGAAGATCCTCAAGCATGAGTTCCATTTCGGTTTTTGCAGGCTTCATGCTCTTGTTGTAATCCTCAAATGCTTTACCTAAGATCATGTAATACTCTTTAGCGTTAACAAATCCTTTTTCAAACGCCTCATCAAGACTCTGCACTCGATTCTCAAGAATCTGTAATGGTGAAAGCGCACCATCTACTTGCTTTCTCCAATACGCCCATTCATCAGCATCCTTTGCCAGTTTCTTTCCTGCGCTAGAGACTTCGTCGACAAAGTCTTTGACCAGTTCCTTACGGTCAGCGCCCATCGCTTTTTCGGTCTCGGTTCTGATCTTGTCAAAAACATTCTCCATCGTGTCGCTGGTTGATTTATCTAGCTTCAGCGAAATCAAGATGGTCATCTTCTTAACGCCAGCTTCGCCTGCGGCTTTTCTAGCCTCAAACATTGAGGACATTTCCTCGCCTTCAACAAGACGGCGAATCTCTTTGTTTAGGTTCTCTAAATAGCTTTGCGCGGCTTTACCAGCAGACTCAATGTTTTTCCGACCCTCTCTAATTGCACTGCTTTGCGCTGAAGTTAGTTTCTCTGTGGCTTCCGTGGCTTTTGTGTAAAAGCCCATAAACTGTGTGAACCACTTTCTTCCTTCGTCCGTAGCCTTGCTTAAATCAATCTGCAAGCCCGTTACATAGTTCCTGACGCTCTGTATAGAAGCCGAACCAGATTCAAGCCCCTTCAGCGTGTTTAAAAGTCTTCCAGCCTCATCCTCAGCAACGTTTAGATCTTTTGCTAAAGAGCTTGCAGCCCATCCTGCCGTCTTAGGAATAAGACCGAAAAAGAATTTGTTGTATTCGTCGCCTAGAGCTTTAGCGGACGATTTGATCTCGTCGCCAAACTTCATGCCCGATAAATTCCGCATCTGCTCGTAGAGCTTTTGCAGGGCTGGTGCTGCATCCTCGTTGTAGATCTCGGACAGCTCTTTCAACGACATTCCAGCTTTGTCGTTCATGTCCGTAAACGCTTTTCCAGCGTTATCTACATCCTCAAGGATCTGCTGAAGCGATCTCAGCTCGACACCCATCGCAACAAGCGCCGCCTTGAATGCAGGGATGGCAACCGCAGCCAACGTCCCTAAGATGACACCGACTAGACCAAAGCCAGAAAGTAATTGTGGAAGCTGTTGTCCCAGTGCAGTAAGTGCGCTTTGTCCAGATCCAACTTGCACCGCAAAGTCTTGAACCTGATAGCCTATATTTCTTGCTTGATCGGCAAACTGTTTCTGAGAATTACCCGCGCTTTTCAGCGAGTCATCGTAGCCTTTAGTCTGCTGCTCGATATTCTTAAATGATTGGCCGAGCTCTTGAGCTTTACGTTTGGCTTCGTCGGCATTTTTCTTAAACTCTGCGCTTTCAAGTCCTAGACCAACTTGCAGCGCTGCAATCATCTTACCGGCCACGATTTCCCCCTAGTATTTCCAGATACTCTGCCTTGAATCCCGGCAAAGTGGTGAACGTTAAAAAGTCACGCTCTTGTCTTGTCATGTTTTCTGGAGGGATAAAGTATTCCTCCAAATGCGGGAAGAACTCGGTCGGCTTAGATGTTTTCGCTCCTTTTGACCACGAAGCAGCAAAGTTATAAACCAACGACATCAGATGCGACATAAAGATCAGGTTTTGCCTTCCACCGATCAATCCGTCGCGCCACATCAATTCTAATGCTTGAACGGTCGCTACATCAAGACTATCAAATACTTCCGGGCTTTGACCGTTAAAGATTGCCGCAGCCCTTATCTGGTGATATAGCGACCCTGTCAGTTTTTTTTCGTTGTCTCGTAATCAGGATTGACAACAGACTCAATGGATTTCACAAGCTCCGTTATCTCAACCTCGGATAGCGTGTCTGCGATGTCCTCGTAAGAAAGGGCAAACAAATCGTCGCCTTCCTTGAATCCGACTAGAGAAATCATCGCAATTTCACGCATCTTTTTGATGGCCGTGAATCTTGCTGTTGACTTCATGCTCACGCCCTGCACCTTAACGTCATTTTCCAATACTTCTATGCCATCATCAGTGGGGCTGCAAAACTGCCACAGCGAATCTATAAGCGTTTTATATTCGCCGTCGATAAGTTCTTGAGGAGGCTTCTTGAGCTTGTCCATCAAGTTTTTCATCTCGTTTCTGGTCGGCAAATAGACCTCAAGATTTTGATCGCCAAACTTGATCTGTCGATATTTTTGCCGCTGAAAACCACCCAATCTTTCTTGTAATTTCATTTTGTCTTTGACCTTTGTTTTGATGCCCACGCGTCTAAATTTTTACCGAGACGCTCCGCAAGCGACGCTAGAACTTGTGGAACGGCAGATTGAAAGTTATTCCTGATAAAAGGCTTGCCCGGTGTTTTTGCAGTGCCGTATTCCATAGCCTCTGCTGCGGGTCTATATTCGCCTTTCTCATCCTTGTAATTAACACCAACATCGACATAACCGAACGCAACGGTATTGGGCGAAAGATACTTGCGCTTTTTATCTTTGCCAGTGGCAACCTTTGCGCCCTTTCTGATCTTGATCTTCAGTTTCCCGGTATCTACGGGTGCGCCAGCCTTAATTTTTGTTTTGGCTGCCTCCATAGCTTCTCTGAGAGCCGGTATAAGAGCTCGTTTGGCTTTTGTTGTGCCAAATTCCTCTTGTAGATCTAAAAGAACTCTCTCAAATTCTTTTAGACCTTTAACCTCTATCGTTGGCATTGGTGACGATGCGCTTGAAGATCTGATCGTTTAGTTTCAGGACGTAATCAACTATTTCATCCGGTGACATGCAGTCCGCGTGATTAGCTGCAATCTGATGGCACAGCGAAATGTTGATGAGCCGTTGTTGTGGATACCCAAACCAGTTCTTAGCACCGGTTTGAGCCTGAGTAATTAGATAGCTCAGTAAATCGTCACTCGCTCGCTGCATATTGCCTCATCACGTTGAGACAAACAGCTTCATCGGCTTCGGCTTCCTGTAAGGCGGCATCCACCTCTTGAAGGGTAAAGGGATGGCCTTTAGCGTACTGGTGGAGATCGCCGTGGTATCCCTTCATGCCCTCAAGAAAATCAGACATTGTTTGACCAGCCATATTGATTACCCCTCGGATGAATGGTGAATGTCACCTTAGCTTCAGCACCGGGAGCAGGATCAACCGTCCACTGGCTTACACGTCCGTTGAAAGCGTAGTAAACGATGTTTGTGCCATCCGTTGCTGCGATAACAAACGTGCGATCAATCGTGCCGTTGTACGCATCGCCGCGAAGCAAAAGAAGGTTAGTGTCGGCAGGATTCCACGCCGCTACCACCGTCATGCTTGTAGGCGCAGACTGAACGGGGATCTTGTCAGATTGACGCGAGCCAGCGACCGAGAAGTTAGCAACCGCATCATCTTGCCCGAATGCAGGAATCGCCTCTACAGGCACAAGATTGGCTGAGACAGCGATAGCCGCGACGCTTGCAACCACAGAAAGGTTTGCAGTCGTTAGCGGGGTTGGGGTTGCAGTTGGTTGGCAATAGAGCGAGGCGCTAAAGCCGGGTAAAACTTTATTAGGAAGAGCCATTTTTCACCTCACGCAGGAATGTCTAAAGTGCAATCAAGAACGATTTGATTTAATTTGCTGTCATTGTCGTATGTGTGAAAGAGCCAATCTACATCGACCTTTGACACAAAAAAAAGACCGCCGAAAGTACCTTGATAACCGTGTAGCGCATCCACAATCTGCTGCGCCTTACTAAAACAATTCGCCATCAACTGAGCAAACACTGTAGCCTGAAACACCGGTCGATCTATACCCTTCACCGACTGCGGCCCCGTATACACCGGCTGATGAACGTCTCTGAGTTGCCACGTTACAAAAGTCGGTTCGCTTGCAAAGTTACGGTTAAACACTGCATAAACTGGAGTCGGCGTACAAACTGTGACTAGTTGCGCTTGTATCGCCTGAGCATAAACAACCGCGCTATTTTGCCCCATATCAGACCGCCACGCTAGGTTCGTTTCTGTAACAAGTCAGCGAGACCCATTGTCTGTCGTCGTGCTCGTAAACCTCTGCGATTCGCCAACTGTTACCTCTAAACGTAATCGAGTAATCCTCTTGATTGTCCGAGATAGTCCGCATGTTAGGCGTGTAGTTAACGATAAAGTCCATCATATTGTCGTATTGCCTGAACTTCTCTAGCGTGCGAATCCGATTGTGAACCGACTTAGTTTTTGCCCGAGTCTTAAACCAAAGCGTCTCGACTGTCGTTTGCTCACCTAAATTCGTGATGGTGAACGACAGATTATTAATGCTTATCTCGTCGACGCGTAAGACCATTCTTAGCTCACATTACGAGTGGCTTGTACACGCGCAAAAGCTGATCCACTGCAAAAGGAATCTGTTTTAGATTCTCAGCGGATGTGGCCGAGCGGTTGTTGTACAAGTGAGTGAGAAGCATGAGCCCCGCTTGTTTGACAACGGGATACTGACCGATTACCGAGCCTTGTAAGGTGTACTGACAAAGCATTGGCGCAGTCACATAAGTGTTGATATTGTTGGGAACCTCGAAGAGAACAACTTTATTCCCTGTTGGATCGTAGTAATAGTTTGAGCTTGTGATCGTCGTTAAGACCGGAGGATTTAGGTCGTTGTAATACTTGATCCAATTTATTGTCACGCCGTTCTGCGAGACTTCGGGTAGATCAAGGCTTACAGGTGCAGCCATAAGCCCTGAGATCATGTAAGAGGCCTGATACGTCACATTGAAGATTGGGACACCTAAGTAGTCCTCAATCGCCATTCTTGTAGCGAGTTCTAACTGACTTAGATAATCGTCTTGCGATTCGTCCTGAAACAAATTCAACTGATTGGTTATTTCCTCAAACGTCAGCCATTGAGTAACCGGATCTCGGGTGCTCTGAATGACCTTCGAGTAGTTGAACGGGTTTCTAGAACCCGCTCCGAAGTTACCTTGCAGTTGGCTAGGCATGATTAAGTTCCAATGAGCCGAACGCCAGCAGTTACATCACGAACGGTCGAGACCATCCGCTTCTCAGCATAGATCGTAATCGTTCCGGGTTGGGTCTGCTCCATTCTCTGAAGCGTCATCTCTGAATGATCGACGATCCACATAAACCGCGGCCAGTTTGCAAGATAAATCGGAGAAGCACCGGCAGCGGGAGCATCCAAATAAGGATTAGCAATAACCGGCCAGCCCATAATGTTTACCGCAGGGCCTTCGTCCTTCTCGCCAACTTCTACAAGCGCGTAAGAATTACCAGAGTGGGCATACTCTCGGAGAATCTGAATGGCTGTCGGGTGCATCATCCACGCAGTTCCGGGCATTCTCCAAAACTGACCGGGAAGAGCATTAGCAACATCTACAAGCGTTTCCCACTCAAGGTTCGTATGCGTAAAGCCAACCGTGTTAAGCGTGTGTATGCCCGCTGTAATAGCCGTTCCTGACGTTCCGTAAGCAGCAGATGACCCAGCAGTACCAGCGTACATCTTCAAGCCTCTAAGGCCGTTTGTCGCGCCCGTGGAGGTTGTTGTAGAGCCTGCCTGATCGTTATTTATTGCCATCGACGCGGCTTCGATCTGGCTAAATTCCATTGCGAGATCTTCAACAAGCGCCGCATCTAATCCGTTGATGTCATCCATCGCCGCTGCCCTGATTGGCATCTGAGCGGAAATAACACGCATCGGAAGCTGCCAAATGGATGTGGCGATATTGGGTGAGCCTGAGTTCGCGTTGACCGTGTAGCCCCACGGGTTGGTAGAGTTAGCAGCATTACCTGTCTTAACGACAAACTGAATATCCGAGTCTGCCGTCATTGTCTGATTTGCATAAACCCGAAATGGGTTCCAGTAACGAAGGGATGCAAAGACATCCTCGTTGTAAACGCGACCGCCAACCCCGCTGCCTGAGCCGGTTAGGGCTGAGGCTTCCGCGAGGTTGACAGTGCTTTTGCCCTCGTGGAGAGCCTTTTTCAAGCCTTCCAAAATAACCTGTTTCATAGTCTCTCCAAAAGGGAGAGGGCTTTCGCCCTCTTACATCAAGCAGCCGTACCAGTCGAGCGATAACGCACACCAGCGTTAGGATCGCGCACAGAAGTAGCTGCGCGAGTCTCGCCGTAGAACGTGATCGAACCGGGTAAGGTTTGGTCGTATCTCCTGAGAACCATCGAGAGACGCATGACGATGGTGTGGAACTGCTGCCAATCCGCAAAGTACATCGGATAGTAAGACGTAGTTCCTGCTGCGCCGGTGGTGGGCTGGCTGGGGTTATCAAGATACTTGTTGACTGCAACCTTGAAGCCGAGCAGCTCACCCACGATGCCGTCAGTGCGTGATAAACCGTCGATGTAGATCGGACGCTTTTGATCGTCTACGAGACCGCGGATGCCTTGAAGCAGGATCGGGTTAATCATGAACGCTGCGCTGGCCGTCCAATACTGCTGCGGCAGGCTGTAGATGAAGTTAACAACATCTTTGTAAACGATATTGTTAGCTGCAACCGTGTTGGCGTTGGTCGTCAACTGATCGTAAGTAGCAAGCGAGTGCAGACCGTTGGTGGTTGCAGTTCCCGAAGTACCGAAAGCAGCCGTCGAGCAAGATCCGCCCGTGTAGGTTGCATTAGCGCCAGCATACTGATCCAAACCGCGCAGACCATCAGCACCGCCCGTCGTTACCGAGGTTCCGGTTCCCGACTGATCGTTGTTCTGGATCATCGAGGTTGCCATTGCCTGCTGGAACTCCATCAGCATATCGTCAACAACGTTGGCCTCTAAGCCGTCGATGTCATCAAGTGCTGCCGTCCTGATGGGGAACTGAGCGTTTAAGTCCTTAAGGATCACCTGCCAAATGCTCGTGGCTTCAGTTGTAGGTGCGCCGTTGTTTTGAACGGTGTAGCCCCACTGAGCGCCCGCGTTGCCGGTTTTGACTCTAAATTGATATGCAGAGCCGTCAGTTGCAACGATACGCGACAGATCCATCAAAGGATTTCCGAGACGCTTTGCAGCGAACACGGGATCGTAAGCTGTACGGCCACCAACGTCGTAACCCGAACCCGTAAGAGCCGAGGCTTCCTTGATGTACGCTTCGCACTGGTCGACAGATTCAAAGATCTTGACTTCACGCTCAATGTTGTTACCAGCCTTCATGTACTCCTTAAGAACGTCTTTGAAGCGACGATTTGCTTCGCCACGGACGGTCTTGTGAATAGGACGGATGATCGAAGGAGCGGCAACTTTTGCCTCTAAAGCGGCAATCTTTGCTTCGGTTTCGGTCTTAAGCGACTCGACAGCCTCAGCAACTTTTGCCTCGACAGCCTGTGCGGTTTCTGCAAGTTTTGCAGCGCTAGATGCTTCGATTGCATCCAGTTTTTCAATGACTTTTTCCAACATTTTGAAATCTCCTAACGGGTTGAAATAGCTTTCAGCAACTCGCGGTATTCGAGCGCTTTCAGCAACTCCGCCGCATCAGACTCACTCTGAGTGGCAGTTTGTTGATCGCCCACAGCATCACGCTGTTCCAAAATGGCTTTCAACACACCGGACGCGGCGGTCGCATCCCGGCGAGATAGCCCTGCATCACGCAAAGCCTTCTCAATCGTTCTCGGATTGGGTTTTGTACCCATCCAATACTCAAGTCTACTGATCTCAGCCTTCGGATTATTAGGCTGCATCACGATAGAAACCTCGGCCAGACCACCTTTGACGATCTGAAAGAACATGTCGGGATCGTCTGTAGGCTCGCCGTTTTCATCCACCATTTGATACTCATCTGCGTAAGCACCGACAGAAACGCCACCAACCATCCGGGGCGATTCCTTCATGATCGTATAAAGATCAGACCCGGAAGTGGTGTTCAGGAAGATCTTTCCTGTGCCGGTCATACCTTCGTCCGTAATATCGAATTTCGACCACTCACCGACAGGCATCATGTCTGAGGAGTGTTGAAAATACATCGGAAGCGGCCTTCCTGCTTCCATCCACATCTCGTGCCACGCCTCAAAAGCCTCTGGCGTATAAAAGAACCGTCGACCGTCTGCGCCTTCTCTCGCGCCCCACGTCGTAAGGGTGGCTTCGATTTCACCCGTGGGCTCGCCCGTTGCCTCGTCAGCTTTGCGGCCTAATTCGACCTTAGCTTCGTAAAAAAACGTCACGTTTTTCATGCGAACCTCACATAAATCTAAATGAACTGGAACTACTCTGTAAAATCCTTTGCGCGGAATGCAAAAGCGCATCATCTGAATTTATTGGGGCTAAACCCATTTCTTGTATGACATAAGGAGGCGATTGATACCACTTAACAATTGATTCTTTAGTTCCCTTTGGTCTTTCTTTTGCTCTTTCTAAACACACTTCAATTCCGGGATCAATTAAAATAAATTCCACATTTTGGTCACGATACAAATGAATATGTTCTTGTTTTGGATTTGTGTGGATAATATATGCGTCAAATTTTACGCCTTGCATCACTTTTCGTATAGCGGCATCACGCACAGCAAAAGCCACTTCTCTTATGTCGCCTGTTGATTTATGGCTTACAGATGACCCTAAAGCCTTTGCAAGAGCATCAAAATCAACAACTACATCGTCCGGCGCTTTTACTTTTTTAATATAGGTAGACTTGCCGGAGCAAGAAGCCCCAATAACTACCCTAATTTTTCCCATATCTTTTCTTTTGTTTGTTGCATTCCGTCTACCAACTTAGGCTTTGGCTTCCTCTTATCTGCCGCGGCCTTGAGTTTTTCTAATAGATCCTTAAGCATTTCCGGCTCTGCCTGTCCTATTGACCACCTTAAGGTTTCCACCACCGCCAGTGTCTTGCGGAGAGCTACCGGGAATAGCGCTATCGCCACCAGCGGCAAGCAACAGATCATCAGCGCCATCGAGAGAGTTAAGTCCCAGATATTCACGCGCCTCATTCTGCGTAAGAATCCCATTCTTGACTCCTGCAACGACATAGTTCATTTGATCCAGCGGAGCGCCCTTTAAAAAATCCTGTGTCTGAAACTGAACGTGCAGATTGGGGAAGCCCTTTAACAACGACAATTTTAACCGCTGCTCAACGTTCGTAATGAACGGCATCATCGTGCTCTTGTAGAACTCGTCCAGCATCGTTTGGGTGTTGTTGTACTTCGACTCGCCGACTCCGATCATCGCGGGAGGCACACCAAACAATCCACAGATACGCGTCATTGTTTGTTTCTTAAGTTCTCTTGCATCTACATCCTGAAGCGTAAGAGGCTTGATGGCTTCGTAAGTCATGCCCTGATCTAACAACATAGACTGCCCCGGCTTGCTCTGATCCGAAGGCTGGCTGTTCAACATGTTTGTCCACGCTTCTTTTAGCCTGCTAGCAATCTCTTTGAACTTTGAATCGGGGATGACTTGCTCGGTGCGGAACAAACCAGATGGTTTTGCACCGTTCAACATAATGAAGTTGGAGTAGAGATCAATATCCTGATCTAAAGAAACCAACTCGACAGCTTGCAAGCGGTTAAACGAACTGGAGCCTTGCCACGGCTCGCTCTTTGTGTGCATCACTTGAAAATACTTGAGCGGCTCATCCTTGTTGAAGCCGTAGGACGAACTTGTAAGCGTGTAGAACGGATAACGCGTCTCTGAGATCCTCGGCACGATTAGCGTCGAGTCAAGAACGTACATCTCGAGCGGAATCTGCGTCGGCTCCTCTGCGTCTTTCCTCCAGAGTAATACGAAAGTCTCACCGGCAAGCTCATGCCACATTGTGAACTGATACCAAAACTCGTATTGGCTCTGGAAGTTATTAGGATTCGCAAGAAGGTTAAGAACGCTTGCTGCCCGACTCTTTTCACGCTCGGGAACGCTAGGATCGGTCTGTGTGTCCACAAACGTGCCATCCGCTTGCTTAGACATGATTTTGACGGGTAATTGAGCAAGAGATCGAGCTTTTGCCCCTACGCAAGCCATCACAGTAGAGTTTCTAGCAAGTGTCGTTATATCGACAGTTCGCCCTGCTTCGTTAACCGCAGATGTCGTAACGTATAAAAGCTGGTTAGATCCGTAGCCCTGCCCCTTGCCACGGAGCATGACGTTGTTTCCGAGGACGCTATTCCCGAATAAAGAGTTACTTTCGGCCTTTGTTTTACGCTTAAATACGTCGAATAAGCCCATTTTTACCCCTAAAAGACTCTGAATCCGTACGATTCAGACGGCATCGGGTTGTCCAGACTACAGTGCATCGCAATAATCAAGGCAATAATTCCGTCAACCTTAGCGTGGCGATCCACACCGGCTTTCTTGACTTTGATGTTGCCTTGAACGTCTGTAAACACTTCGCAATTGCCCAGTTGATGTCCTAAGAATGGGTTTCCGTCGTGTCTGATTTTGTGGCCTAAGATGAGTCGCTCGACATGCTTCGACGGGTTAGAAAGCACCGCCATGCCTTGACCGACTTTCTTAACTGGCATTCCGACTTCATAAAGCCTTGCTACCAAAGCCGCAGCATTATAAGCGTCGTAGCCTACTTCTTTTATGTCGTATTTCTGGCTTTGCCCAATAATATACGCCGAAATCTCTCTATCGTCCATCACGTTCCCTTCGGTGATGTGCAAGATCCCCGAATTGATTGCTTGTCTAAAGATGTCTTGATAATGAGTAGGTAGTAATTCAAAGCCATCTTCGGGGAGAAAGAACTTCCACTCGGCTTCGTAATCGTCCTCGGCAAATCGTTTTAATGTGCAGACCGCGTTTAGATCTCGTGTTGCCGCTAGGTCAAAACCGATAAATACCGCCTCGGGTTCTCTCTCTGTCAGCCCTACGGATTCATCCCAGTGTGTGCGGTCAACCCACGCAGTTTCGGCTGATACATAGACGTTAAGTGTCTTACATAAGAATTCATTAAGCGCAGCGGGCTTAATCTTCGCCTCTTCGCATCGAGCAACAATCGCGTCGTGCGAGACCGAGATATTGTGCATCGGGTTAGCTTTAGCCCATACCTTTTCGTCTCTCCAATCATCACCAGCATCCAGAGAGTAAAGAAGGCCAAACCATCGAGGATTGTCAGGAACATCCTGATGAAGGATATGCTCCATCACCTGAAAGTCCTCGAAAAACTTTGTGTCGCGAGTAAAAGAAGCGGTCGTAATGTATAGCCGAAGAGGATTAAGCCGAGATACCATCCCTGAATGCAAGACCTCAATCGCATTCCTGTCGACAATCTGGCTCGCCTCGTCAATGATCGCGCAAGAAGGGTTGAGCCCGTCTCCGGTCTTTTTAGTGTCTCTGGAGAGAGCTTTCATCATGCTCTGGCTGTCGCCGTTCTTCACAATCGTGAACTTGCCGAGAATGAAGAGCCTAGAGATCTCCTGCGGCAACGTTTCGACGAAACCCTTAGCCGTAGTAAACACGATTGACGCTTGATCTCTGTTGGTAGCGAGCGTGTAGACCTCTGCGCCTGCTTCCCCGAAGGCTAGCTCATAAAGAGCGATAAGAGCCGTCAGCGTCGATTTACCAGCCTTTCTGGGGATGTAGACAATGACATCCTGCACCATCCGTTTACGGCGGTCTTTCTTGTGTCTAAAGCCGTAGATCGCGCAAGCAATAAGAATCTGGAAAGGCTCAAGGCTTACAGAGTATCCCGCCCACTGTCCTTTGACATGCTTACAGAGACCGGCAAACTGTAGGAAGTGATTAACCGGACTCGGATCAAAAACCCATTCCCATTCTTTGTTTTCTATGTGATTTAAGAACCGCTGACAGGCTAAGCGAACATTTCGACAAGCGTCGATCTCGCCTTTTACGATGCCGACAGCGTAAGCAATACCATCTTCTATTCTCATGTGCCGAACTTAGGCCCTGCTAGAAATTCGCCCATCTTAGAGCCGTCCTCAAGTTTGTTTGCCGCCAATCGAGATCGGGGAGTCAGTCCCATTTCGTTCATTAGCTTGATGGAGTTCTCCATCGCTTTGTTTGCAAGGCTGATGTAAGGATTCGGAGCGTGAGTCTTCCCGCCGTTAGTCTTAACCACTAAAGGATGCTTTGCCTGCTCTTTCCTTGCGTCAATGTAAAGCTGGAGCTGGTCTGCAAGCATCATGAGCGTGTGCCTGTCCTGATCCGAGCCGATACCGTAAACATCGAATAGATAGTCGGCGGTCTCTTTTACAAACCTCTCGCGGTTAAATAAAGCCGGGTTGTCTGCCCACTCGGCAAACGGAACTCTGATCTTTACCTTCTCCGGCAACGGGATGCCCGTGTTCTCTCCCTTTGTGCCGTGTACTAAGTGAACTTCAGGTGGATATTTCCGCTGCATTTTCTAGCCTCGCTTTCTGTCCGGTGAATTCTTCCCATCGTTTAACGATGACATCGC